AATCTAGCATTAGATTCATCAATACTATTAAATCTTTCATATGTCTCTAAAAGTCCGAAGCCAAGAGAAGTATAAACATTCTTGGCTAAATCAGCAGTTTGATGTATTCTAACATTAGACGCATTAGAACCGTATGGGCCTGTTAATCCCCGTTCTTCAGGAGGTATTACACTGTATGAAGAATCTGTTTTTCCAAAGTTATTTATATTAGAACTAGCAATATTAGGTTTAAATCTATAAGCACTAATGTAAGTGTTTAAATTAGATTTTCTAGGGTAAAATGGTACTCTAGTGTTGTTTGACCTTTTAAATATTGGTGAATTTAAAGTAAAGTTTCCAAAACCTAACTCTCTTGTTTTATAGTAGGCTTGTCCAAATCTACTATTGTAGTCTCCCGCAACTGTTGTGCTTTCAACATTCAAAGGTACTGCTCCCGAAGAAGTGAGTTTTGGATGAGGGCGAGTTACAATTTTGCCTCCCCATAAGTGAGAACCATTAACAAAAAGTAAATCATGAATGGGATTATCTGCTTTATAAATTGTGTCACTTGTTGAAAAGTTATATATTGTTCTGTCTAAAAACACTCTAACCAAAACAGTAGTAGTAGTAAAAATTTGTTTATCAAATACTAATCCTACAAATGTTTTATTATCTCCCACGAATAGTGGTTCGCCTAATTTCAAAGCATAAGCATTTGCATGTGCTATATCAAAATAAGTATCATTGGTTGCGCTATCCACTGCACTAACTGTGCCTACCGAAGTAAAAGTAAGTTCAGCAGTTTCGGAAAAGTATGCCGTTTTTCTACCTAATGTAATAGGTAAGTATGGAGCAAGTTCTATCTCGGTAATGTTATTCTTTTTATTGGTATTAACTACTTCAAAGTCCATTAAAGTATTAACTGTATCAAAGGTCGCCGCACTTGCGCTCCCGTATTCATCATGCAATTTGGCTTGGAAAGGAAGGTCTTTACTGATTGCGCTTGGGGAATTGATAGAATAACCAATAGCCCCTTCGTTAGTATTTGCACTACTGCCCACCAAAGAGTTACTTTCAACTCCCGATGACATGGTGATTTCATTTCCTGCGGTAAAAATAATCCCCTTATTAGCAGAACCATTGAGGGAGGAAGGCCTAACAGTGGCTAAATGTGACGAACCTAAAGCCTTTGAGAGAACATAATTTTTCTCAGTATCAATATAGATTTTTTCCGAATTGGCCTCTGTTAATGCGGCAGTAAAATTAATTGTTAATGGGTCGCCGGAAGTAGAAGTTATTTCTCCAATATAACCATTTACTGTAAATATTTTATCCCCTGTTGTCGGGACAATATCAAAGGCTGAAACTGCTATCCCTGTTGCTTTTGTTGTGGCTCCTAAAGCGATTGATAGCGTAGTAGAATCAATCTGTGACAATTTATTATAAGGGCTATTGCTAGAATAAATAATGTCTTCGCTAAATAGAGTGTTTAGATTCACAACAGGAGAAAGTAACTTGTTAAATTTATCTCTCCCTTGAATAGTCATTACAGTTTGGCCTTCTTCTTTCTTAGATTCTATATTCTCTACTTCACCATTGAATCTTTCAATGAACAGTAAATAATTACCGGTAGCGAAACTCAAGGTTTTACCATAATAAGAATCATCGGACATGGATAAAGTAAGCATTCCTTTAACATCATCACAAGCAGTCACCGTAGCAAATCTTCCATTTTGATTCAAAGAAGATAAGGCTACATACATCTTAGAAAACCTGTTGCCTATCAAATCTAAATCTATCATAAGTGTCCCGTCTTGGGTGTTATATGCTCTCCGTTGTAGCGTTGCACCGCTTGAGGGGGTAACTGTCGCTGAAGCAAAAACCCCATCCGATACGGCTCTCACTTCTGCTCTAAACGCCACACTTTGCACCCCTCCCGATAAGCCACCGAAGGAATCAACGATTAGAATAGAGTCATCAATCTTTACTTCATCTCCTGCGTTTAATACACTGCCTAAGTCATACTCTGTATTAAATGCAAAACTGTTAGTAGAATTAGTAGAAGCATATGTAGCCTTGAGAGCGATAAAGTCTTCAAGATTACCACGATGTATATTGTGCCTAACTCTATAAGGATAAAATTCTTGAATTTTCTTACTCAAGATTCTAGCACTATCAAGAATAGAAGTCTCGGAAAAACCACCTTTACCATCCATAGATTCAGTATTGTTGTGTTCATATATTCCTGCTACCAAATTAGCCTTTGTTGGGGAATGGTCATAATGCAGGTATCTCGTTGGGCCGGAATATACAGGAGAATTTACTTCATCGTCAGCAATTCTTCTTGCATTTGGAAACATCTCATTGTAGTCATTTGTATCAGCAGTAACAGTACCGCCTTCGTTCTTCGTTATTGAGCCACTAATGGTATTGTCCAAAGCCTGTAATTTGTCGGTCAGGGTTACTGAATGGGAAAACTTACTATAATCAATAACCACACTACCGAAGTCTTTGTTTGTTCTAAAGGTCACTGCGTTAGTAGTGTTAAATGCAGAAGGATTAGTGATTAAATTTGAAGTCTGTTGCCTACAATAGTATTTGGTATTATGATTCAATTCACCTTTTTTATCTAGGTTTTCGTCAAACATATAAAATAGGGGTCTAGCACAATGAATATCGGACTTTAAATCATCCTTAATTCCTGCTGAAAAGGCGGCAATATCCGATTGGTTGGTCTTATGTGGCCCCTTAATAATTAGAAACTTAGTACCCTTTGGTATTTCATTTCCTAGTTTGGGCGTAAATTCTATTGCATCACCGTCCACATCTTCTGTCATAATCTCGGTAATTTTAGCAAAATGGTGCTGAGTAGCACTATCCGAATAAACCAATACAAAGTAGTGGTAGTTTGTAAAGTCCGAAGTGCTAGGATTAAATCTTACTCCTTCAGTAGTCAAAGAGTTGTAGCATTTTATTCTAAATCCTTTTGTTGCATTTAGGTTAGAGTGTTCTGTTGTGTTATAATACGATGGTGTAAAGGTGGTTGTTCCATCGGGTGCAATCATAGTAAATATGCGGTGTCCCGAAGTAACTCCACTATCAGCAAATTTAGGTTGGGTTGGCGCACTAGCCTTTGCGCTTGAGGGGCTTAAATCAACGACCATTATTCATCCACCTCTTCAAATCGTAAGTAAAGAACAGTATCGTTATATTTTGGTAGTAATGAACTTAAGCCATCAAATTGGTTTTTCCTAATACTCATAATACTCAACTCATGCAATTCTCCCATAAATTGTTTATTGTTAGCGGCAGTTCCCGCCCCATGAATAGCCACTTGACCGTCAGCACCAATAAAGAAATTTTCTGCGGCCATTGTAAATGAATCTGTCTGCGTATGAGTAGCGGTTTTTACCAATCTACCATTGAGAAAAATATTGACTTCTTTATTTTCATTATCCCAAGAACAAGCAATATGATATGTATTGTTAATGTAATTAGGTTCTTGTTCGTGCTTAATATAGATAGCAGTTCCCGATGGAATAGTAGTGGCGTAACTAGTGGTTAATGTAATAGCATGAGGAGAACCCGTAGTAACTGCATTTACTGTTCCTAACGAAATAAAATCTGCTCCATCTCTAATGAATATTTCCTGCTTATCTCCACCAAAAATATAATTATCTGCAACAAAACCAACAGGTATGTTCTTAGCAGAATGAGTACCATTGGTGTTGCCCAAATCTCTATATTGTATTTTGCCTTCTTCATTGAAACCGTTTAATTCAGCACTGCTAGAATATTTATACTGACTACCAAGATTAGGAAGAATAACTGCATCAGTAGTAAAGTATTCAATGGTAGCCGAGCCTAATTTAATTCCTACTCTAATCTTGTATTCAGCAGGATTATTTTCATTGTGTAAAGTAGAATTAAGTAAATCTACTTGAAAATTACTACTATGAAAAATTCGCATAGTGTGGGTAAGTCTAGTGGCTCTCGGTAAATAAATCTCACTTTGATGGTTTGACTCAGTAGTAGCAGTGTAAATTGCTTGACTAAGGCCCGTCATAATTTTTTTACTGTTGGGAATAAAGGCGTGTCCACTACTTACAGAGGTTTTAGTCATGGCCGAGGGTGGTAAAGTCCCTGCGTCTCCATAATTGCTTTGATTACTATATCCGTTAATATCATAGGGAGTAACAACTGCTTCAAAGGTAAAATTATCGTCTAAAGCCCAAAGACCATAAGGAATATCATCCGATGAATTCACGATGTTATCGGAGTAATCAATGGTTAGAAACCCATTACACATTATAGGAAACACAAGCGAGCGTTGCTTGCCTACAAAGATATTATACGCCATCTACTCACCTCAAGGAATAACGCTCGCAACTACAAACTCCATATTGAAATTCACTTCAACTGTTTCTGCTGATAATTCATAGCCAAAACTTTGAATAAATCCTTTAAGACCATTAGAAGTTTCGGAAGTTGGAAAGGCAAATGGGGTAGCCACAAAAGTATTATCCTTTTGTAAGGTCTCTCCTCTTGCGGCAAAGGTTAGAGGAATTAGTGCGGAAACAGTACCGTTCTCGCTCACCGAAGCATCAGCCGCCTTTCCTCTATCTGCATAATTTTCATTAACATATGAAGGAGTTAAAACAACCAATTCGTTAATCGCTTGATATTTAGCAAGTCCTGTTGAATCAACCCCCGATGCAATCATTTGTGCTAACTCTTGAGCAGTAAATAGTAATGAGTCGGGAGTCCCACTTGTCTTAGTGTGGCTTCTTTGAATGGTGGTTTCTAGA